AGTTATTATATATGAACTATGTTTTTAATGCAACGCTCGCTTTTTCTGTAAAATCATCTGTGATTTGAGTTGCAGACAGAATGTATAAGACAGCCGAATTAAAACAGTCTAAGCTATTGGTAAGCCTATATGGATATCATTCCACTTAGACAAGCACTTGATGTTAGCGGTTTGTAGAGTGCAAGATTATGAGGTGATAGAATGCACGTTTATGCAAGTCATTTAGATGGTTTTTTTACAACAGAAGAAAAATTATCGTTTGACGAAGAAATTTGCGAGCAATGCGGGGATGTTGATTGGTATTTAGGAGAAGCGGAAACAGAGGAAGAAGCAGAAAATCTATATGACAAACATATGGGTCATATTTACGATTAAATATTAGAGGGAAGATTCGCTTGTTGATGGGTAATTCTAGGATGTGCGAGTAAGGAGTGGGTAGCGAATCAAGCGGTAGACTGGTTATCTATCGTAATAAATTAAAGGTGATTAAAATGTGCAAGGATGAATTGATATTAAAGTTATGGAACGAAGGTAAATCAGTAAGTGAAATAGCCAAACAAACATCTATGTAGTATTTTATTGTCGCAAGTGTTTGGATATGCAAATAAAGGAGTTGGGATGATGAATATACATGAGTTTGATCAGTTGGTTGCTAGTTTTCGTGATTTAGCCAAAATACAATACGAACATTACACTAAACTAATTGAAGCAGGTTTTACCGAAGAACAAGCAATGCAATTAGCTACAGAATTTCAGACAGAAGTATTGAATAAAACTAAGTGAATTTGCATTATTACTTCAACTCTAGCATAATTAGACAAAAAGGAGTTGAGCGTAATGCGGAAGGAATATGTGTTTAAATCAAACACAAAGTCAACGGTAGTTATCGAAAATGACATAATTAGGATATCGAGAAAAGGTGCATTTAACTTTGTTTTACAAGGGCTAAAAGGTGAGAAGTCAATACCAATTAGGAGCATAACAGCAGTACAATTAAAGAAACCCGGAGTGACGACAGGATATATCCAATTTGCACAGCATGGCATGATTGAGAGTGGCGGCGGTGTATCAGAAGCGATTAGCGATGAAAACACAGTATTGTTCGGTAAGAAGGACTATAAAAAAGCAGTGGAAATAAAGGAGTTCATTGAATCGAGGCAGGCAGAAATTAACAGTAGTACAGGAACAGTCATTCAACAGAAGAGTGAAGCGGATGAACTACTTAAATTCAAAGAATTACTAGATGAAGGAATTATAAATGAAGAAGAGTTTGAATCAAAGAAGAAACAAATACTAGGTTTATAGGTCACTCAATAGAGTGGCTTTTTCTTTTGGGGTGAAATGGATGGTAATGAAACCATTAAGACCATGTAATAAAGTAGGTTGTAAAAACATAACAGATAAGGCTTATTGTAATGACCATAAATATATACCATTAAAGAGAAACAAAGAGAATAAGAGAAAGTACGATAGGTACTACGATTTATATAAAAGAGATCAAACAAGCAGAATATTTTACAGTAGTGCTGATTGGCAAAAAACAAGAGAAGCAAGGAAAGCAAAAGACAATGGGTTGTGTCAACATTGTTTAAAAGAGAACAAGATAGTGTATGCGGATATGGTCGACCATAAGATACCTATTAAAGTATCATGGCATTTAAGATTGTATATGGACAACCTGCAAAGTTTATGTAACAGTTGTCATGCTAAGAAAACGAATGAGGATAGGTTGAAGTATGGTAAGTTGCTTGGTGGGTAGGGGGGTATTAGAAAGTAAGTCCCTCGAAGCCCACACCGCGAAAAAACCTATAAGCGTGAATTTTATTCCGTTTTTAAAAACTTTTTCAGGGAGGTGTAATCATGGCAGGAAGAAAGAAACAACCATTAGCAGTTATACAAGGAAAGGGACGTTCTAATCATTTAACCAAAGAAGAAATCGAGCGTAGGGAAAAGCATGAACAGTCTATGAAAGCCAAGACAGATAATATACATCCACCAGATAGATTAAGCAAAAAACAAAAGGATCGTTTCTATGAATTGTCCAGTCAATTATTAGATTTAGGTATATTTGATAATTTAGATGTTGATACATTAGCTTTATATATCGAAACATACGACAACTATGTAAGAACAATTCGTTCAGCAAATAGAATTACGAATAAAGACATGGATGAAAATTTCGATGAATACGCAAAGCGTATGAGAACCATAACTCAATTAACCGATCAATGCAGAAAACTAGCAAGTGACTTAGGATTGACGATTACATCTCGATTGAAGTTAGTTATCCCACAAACAGAAGAAAAATCCGAATCGCCTATGGCTAAATTTTTAAATAAACGTGGTAACAGTGGTTAAAGTAAATAAACAAAAAGCATTAGATGTTGTCGAATTTATTCCGATGTTAAAATTAGTCGATGATTTTTATGGCGAACCATTCATTCTACAGGATTGGCAATATGAAGTGTTGTGGGACGTTTACGGAACAGTAAATGATGAGGGATACAGACAGTATCGTTATGCTTATTTGGAAATTCCAAAGAAAAATGGTAAAACTACTCTTATTGCCGGGTTAAGTGTTTATCATTTAACGTGTGATCCACCGCAAGGTCAAATTTATTGTTGCGCAGCCGACAGATACCAAGCTGGATTGGTTTATAAGGCAGCAGTAAGTATGATTGAACAAGATGATGAACTAAGTAAAATATTAAAAATCACAGATAGTAGAAAAGAAATTGAAAATATAAATACTGGTACAGTATTAAAAGTATTGTCTGCTGAAGCCTTTTCTAAACATGGATTGAACCCTACCGTGGTTATTTTTGATGAATTACATGCACAACCCAATCGTGAATTATGGGATGTAATGACTTTTGGGGCGGGAGCTACCAGAAAAGAACCTTTATGGTGGGTAATTACGACAGCAGGTGATGACCCTGATAGGAATAGTATTGGTTGGGAAGTCCATGAACAAGCAATCAAAATTCGTGATGGAGAATTAATTGATCCGTCATGGTATGTGAAAATTTATGGAATTAACGAAGATGACGACATATTTGATGAAAAAGTATGGCATCGTGTAAATCCATCATTAGGACATGCAATACCAATAGATGTTTTAAGACGTGAAGCGATAGCTGCTAAAAACAGTGAATCGTCTGAGCGTCTTTTTCGTTGGTTAAGATTAAATCAATGGATATCGACCAAGCGTGTAGGATGGCAACCACTCACTTTATGGGATGAAACAAATGGTGATTGGGATTTATCTGAATTAGTTGGGAAGAGATGTTATCCTGGACTGGATTTATCAAGCACAACAGACATAACCGCAGTTGTTTACTTATTCCCTCCACAAGATGATTTTAAAGATTGGAGATTCATTCACGATGCTTGGATTCCAGAAGATAGTATGAAGGAACGAGTGTTAAGGGATAAAGTACCTTATGACAGATGGGTAAATGACAAATATTTACATGCAACTCCGGGGAACGTAGTTGATTATGATTTTGTAGAAGCTAGATTATTGTCAGCTAATCAACAATACGATATTCAAACTTTAGGGACTGACCCTTGGAACAGTAGAATGTTAACTCAACGTTTAATGCGAGAAGGCATTGATGTAATTGAGATACCACAGAACATGAAACATATGTCACCTGCAATGAAAACAATTGAAAGATTGATGAAGTCGGGGTATTTAACACATGAGAAAAATCCTTTAGCTAGATGGTGTTTTGGAAATGTTGTTGTAGCAGTGGATGGAAATGAGAACATAAAACCGATGAAAAATAAGTCCACTGAAAGAATCGATTTAACTGTAGCTTTAATCAACGCTATGGCAACTGCTATGTTATTTGAGGGTGAAGATATGTTTGATATTAAGAAATCGACAGAGGACTTCCTAGAGTTGATGGGTTGGTAGGAGGTGGAGAAAGATGTTATTAGTGAAGGTTAAGGCCAATCCAACGGCAGAGCAAATGAAAGAAATAAGAGATGTATTGTTAAAACAAAAAGAAGAAGGATTAATTTTATATCAAGAAGATTTATTTGATATAGAACTTATTCGTGATTGTGAATGTGATGTAGAAGTGGAATTACTTGATGAAAAAGGAGCGTGATTCATTATCTCCAAGCTACATGGTTTGTAGTCCTTGTTCACATGAAAGAAGGTGATTAATTGTTTAATTGGTTTAAGAGATTATTTAAAAATGAATCAGTGGGATTGAATCATCCTAAATTACTACAATGGTTAGGAATTGACCCAGATACACCAAAAGACAAATTATCTGAAGCGACTTATTTTGCTTGCATGAAAATCTTGTCTGAAAGCATAGGAAAGCTACCTTTGCACATGTTGCAAAAAACCGAAAAAGGTATTGTACCGAGCGATAAAGAGGAATTGTATAATCTACTGAAATTAAGGCCAAATCCGTATATGACAAGTAGCACATTTTGGTCAACAGTTGAAATGAATCGTAACCACTATGGAAATGCGTATGTATGGAAAAGGTACAAAGGATTACAGATTAAAGATTTATGGATAATGCCAAGTGAAGATGTTTCGATTGTGATTGATGATAAAGGTATTTTGGGAAAAAAGAACAGAGTTTGGTACAAATATACTGACAAACAAACTAACAAAGAACATACTTTTGGACATGATGAAGTATTACACTTCAAGACATCAACTACATTTGATGGAATTGTGGGGATGCCTGTTAGAGATATTTTAAAACATACAGTTGATGGCGCATTACAAAGTCAACAGTTTATGAACAATCTTTATAAAACAGGTTTAACAGGTAAAGCAGTATTAGAATACACAGGTGATTTAGACGAAAAAGCGAAACAAAGACTTGTAAAAGGTTTTGAGGATTTTGCTAATGGTGCTAAAAACGCAGGAAAGATTATCCCTGTTCCGCTAGGAATGAAACTTATTCCATTAAATATCAAATTAACTGATAGCCAATTCTTTGAACTGAAGAAATATTCCGCATTACAAATAGCAGCAGCATTTGGGATAAAACCAAATCAAATAAACGATTATGAAAAGTCAAGTTATGCTAGTGCAGAAGCACAGAACTTGGCTTTTTATGTTGATACGCTTTTATATCCATTAAAGCACTATGAAGAAGAGATTACTTATAAAATGCTGTCAACTAAATTGATTGACGAGGGTTATCATTGGAAATTTAATGTCAATGTTATTCTACGTGCTGATATTAAAACTCAAATGGAAGCATTAGCTAAGGGTGTGAATAATGGAATTTACACTCCAAATGAAGCTAGAGGATATTTAGATCAAGTTGCTATTGAGGGTGGAGATGTTTTAATGGTAAACGGAAACTATATCCCAATAACTGATGTAGGAAAACAGTATTCGAAAGGGGTTGATTAAAATTACTAACATGCCTAAAAGTGGTCGCTTCATTGGCGCCGATGGGCAAGTTTATAACTTAGTTGATTTGTTAGGTGGCGCAAGTCCGTTATCAGATAAACAATACGATATCGGTAAGTACGCTCCATCAAGTGGATTAATAATTGGTGAAGATGGCCATGTTTACAGTTTGGTTGATTTGTTGTCGAATGTTGGTAACGGTGAAGGTGGCGGAGGTGGTGAGGAGTTTGATGGTACTGTGCTGTGGGGTAATATAACTAATAAGCCACAAACTTATCCTCCGTCCGAACATAATCATGATGATCGTTATTATACAAAAGAAGAAGCGACCAATCACGTTAATTTTGTCCGAGATTTAATGGAGCAGGAGCAAGGAAAAATCGCCGCTCATGTGGATGACGAGCCTGCTTATCTCGATAGCAAAGTAGACAACGTGACGGCAGTCGTTGAAGGTAACGAGCTAAAAGTTAAAAGTATCGACGGACTAACGATTGGAGTCGCAAGTATCAACTCATGG